GGTGCTTAGGATGCACTCAACTGTTTCCTCCAAAGACCCATAGGTCAAGGAGTTAGTAGTGGGCAGTATCTTAAGTCCCTACCCGTGCCGAGGATAGAGAATGCTCTTTAATCATTCTTAGGCGCCACCTCGTTCCGCGTTCCACTTTGTGGACTTTCCGGAGCTGCAAGTTTACGCAGTGATCCCCAGTATTTGTATACTGAAGACACCCGTAAAGCGAATGGGTCCAGCTCAGGGCGTACAGTTGCCCTTGTAGAGGGTAACGGCACCAGTCCTGCCTTATCCACAGATCTCCATATCTGCGTAATAATAGCAGAGACTTGCACCAAGTTAAACTTGATGTTAAGTGCCTGGAGGTGACGTAAAGATTTCGAATGCAGCTCGAGAGAGTTGGATGCAGAGGCTATAGCCTTATTTGCTGCACTATCCGTTAACTGAGTTACCGGATCTTCGATTTTCTCAGAGAAGAATAAATCTTCCTGATACTCCTCTAGGCTGGCGATCGCAGGATCCACCAGAGTGCTTTGCACCGCAGTACAAAATGGAGTTAGAGCTGTCAGAGACGTTTCATCCAAGGGACGAGACGTGTCTGCACTTTTACTCCATAGCCATTCAGGCCAAGTCTTGAATGCCAACCGAGCTCCCAGAACTGGGTTCGTTAGGGATACGCAAAGTGAAAGTACCCGTTTGGACAATTTGCCCCAACGTGTAGTTCCCACCTTTGATGCGACCCTAAACCCTCCGCCAAGAGCCCGTACGAAGTTCCCGAGAGTACCTGAAGGGTACCAGGCAGCTAGGGCGCATGCTACTCCGGACTGGGACTGCGCTGCAGCCCAGAACTTTGTTGGCATGCCGGACAGGTCGGATCCTTCATAGAAGAATCTTTTCGCGAATTCAAGGGTTTTCCCTGAACTCACTAGACTTTTCGCTAACCCGATCTCCACTCCAAGTAACCGGCATAATGCACGGTACTTCTTGGCTACTCTGTCGTTAGCAATGACAATGTCATCACCTAATACAGCGTATAGGGTAAACCAACCTTTGAGGCCCGCTCGTTGTGCGGAAAACTGCACCATCGCGTGATGGATCAGGGCAAGCATACCCCAGGAGGAGTACGCACCCATTGGTTGACCAACTGCATAGTGCAGGAACCTTGTTCCCACATTTTGCTCTCGCGCAATCCTTGAAGGGATTACGTAAGGCCGGCCAACCAGAAGGGCTGCCCAAGTCCTTGCGAACTTTTCTCCAAATATACACGCTAGCAGGACCTCCTGGATCTTAATGGGTATACGATCCGTCGCTGACGAAAGATCGTAAGAGTAAATGATCTGACGGGAATTTACTCTCTTTAATAGACGCTCAACCGGCTTAAGCTGGTCGAATGTCCCATCTTGAGGTATCTCTTTTAAGATACTAAAGAGCCACTTATGAAGTGGATAAAGAGCCCACTGAGTCCAGCAGTCTGCCAGAGCTACTACCCGGACCTTCCCCGCTGCTTCTGGAAGTAAGGCAAGACGCCCGCAGACATTCTTGCCATGTCCGTGCGCATTCCGGATAATTGTCCGGTCTGTCGCACGGGCCTGCCGATAAAACACGGCAGTGTCTTCCAGCAACGTCCAAAGACTCTTAGTCGTTCCGTAACCCCCTGGAATTGTTTCCAGGAAGTCACGTAATAGATTAGAGCCTAAGGACGCGAAGCCCTCCTGTGAAGGAGTAGCTATCCACATCATTGCTGATGAGAATCGGTGCGCAAACGAGGTTGGTGTTCCAGATAGCCAGGATGGTACAGGTTTCTTGGCTGACCTGAGGTCGATAACTTTCCTAGTTATCAGGGGGTCCTCAAGTCGGTCTGCAGAGACTGAAGAGATCACAAACGGCTCAGGCCGCCCGAAATCTTCAGGACTCACGTCCCGAAGGTCGGTGATTAGGTCAAACCGGAGTTTCTCCAAGTCAACCCCAGAGTGTGCTTGAATCCCTGGAAGGAAGGTCTTTAGACAAAACGATTTCCAATCTTGTAAGAAAGGAGTCGAAAGCCGAGGACCTGGACCTAAAATCGATTTGAAATTAGGTCGTCCCTTACAAGGCATCACCCTGTACATTCCGAAGAATGTTAACCAAAGCCGGATCGTCTCTCTGTTTCCAGAACGGATCTGTGTCCGCACAAATGCAGGCATAATCCGTGGGAGTCCATCCCGAGACCGGGCAACTGCAACCTTTCCAATCTTTCGTGAGTGGAAAGACAGTTGACCTCCGGGTAACGATTGCATAAGTGCAACGTTACAGACTTTCAGGTACAGAACCAAGCCCCTGCTACCAGAGGCCCTACCAATGGACACACACGCCTTTGCGAACTGCGCTAGTTGTATGATTCTTGAGCGAGATACTTTCCCTGAAACCAGTCGGATCCAGGAAATTCCTGGTTCCAACCAGTTTCTCCAGACTTTTAAATCTGGACGCCATGAAACAGGTCTTGTGAGGATCCTTGCATTTTTGAGTCTAAGACTCTGAAGTAAGAATTTCATTTGACTAATATATATAATATCACCCTATTGATGGGGCTGTTTCACCTTCGGTTTCGGGACGGTAACAGAAGTCACCGCCCGGCCGCAGGCGCTCTTGGTAGAGTCGGTAAGGTACCGCGCTGGATTCACAGCAACTACAAGCAGGGTCGTACAGGCCCCCTTTGGAGTCCGACCAAGTCCTTATTCAAGGGAACTTAGCCAGTTCTTATTGCAATAAGGCTCCTCAGATTCCCGTCGTACCGCAGCACTGCATAGTGTGTACCAGCTAACGCTGTAGGCACATGATTCAGTGACGCCGGCCGCATCTGGAGAACGTATCCTCCTTCAGCTTTCAGCTGTCATCTAAAACCATGTCAGTAAGACCTTCACTTAGATTCCATATACCAGGCGTGCTTCGCACGTTCGGGTGGAATAGTGTCGAAGCCTAATTACCCTGTGTCTCCCGCAGTAAGGAAGACAGAACTGCACGGGGCAGCTCCATGCTCGCCCCTTCGGTTCCAGATGGGTGAATAATCCATCCTTCCCCAACCGGGATAAAGCGCAGCAAGGCTGTCACGATCTGACCTGTCGGAAGCCCAGAGTTCTCTCGAACATCTGGACTGTTACACCCCCAAGAGCCGGATAGGCTCAAGGGTTAACATTTCCACAGACCTCACGATCTGTGCTCCCCAAGCTAGTGCAACACCAGGTATTAGACTTACATGTCCCACATGCGTTAACCAACGTTGTGGTTCCCAATCTGATGATGACAAACTGAGAGGACTAGAATACTAGTATAGCCCTCAGGATGCCGCGATCAAACTAAGATCAATACTTCTTGCGAAGGGTAATCTTAGATGAACTGTCACAGACGGTTTATCTTGGACTTTCCAAGAAGCCCTCCCTCACGGG